GGAACTCCGATAAGCAGGTTCCGTGCTTCCGTTATAACGAAGCCGGGAAACAGCGCATTGCGGAACTGATTGAGGGCATGGAAACCTGATCCCTGCCCGGCAGAGTGACGGCGCAGCGAAGTAACGCGACGGCGTTCCGACGCGAGGGCGGAGCCCCGTCTCGCAAAAGTCAAGCTCTGCTACGGCAAAGCACAGTGTAGCTAAGCAGAGGTAAGGCACCGCGCTGCTCGGGCATTGCATTGCATTGCCTAACAATGCGTAGTAAAGGCATGGCGATGATACGTTCTGCGACGGCAACGCAGAGTTTAGCTCAGCAAGGTTATGGCATTGCAGAGCCTAGCCATGCATGGGCACTGCACTGCATAGCACAGCGAGGGCATGGCCTAGCGCATCTTTGTACTGCAAGGGCTACGCATTGTATCGCACTGCAAGGGTATAGCATCGCATGGCGCCGCAAGGGCTATGCAGCGCTTAGCTCAGCAAGGTTGTGGCATTGCATGGCGCCGCAGGGCAGCGGCAAAGCAACCGAAAAAAAGTAGAAAGGACAAAATCAATGATCGGAATGGAAAAGCGGACATATCGTCTGCACGGCATGACGCGCATCCTTGGTGCGCAGGCGGCGAACCCGAAGGTACACAGTGAGTTCATCGCGGCGAAGGCCGCAAAGATGGCAAAGGGCGAGGAACAGACGGCTATGCTGCCAGAGGAAAACCTTGAAACCAAGGGCTTGACGGTCTTCCTGCGGGACGACGGTGTGCTGTGTCTGGCGGATTACGTCATCAAGGGCTTCCTCAAGGAAGCGCTTGGCGTGCTCAAGAGCCAAATAAAGATCGGCAGTCCAGCCTCGAAGGTAGACAACCTGATTCTGGTTGAGCCGGACTACATCCACTTCACGCGCGGCGGCAAGCCGGTAACGGAGGCGGATGAAATCTTTGAAAGACCGCTGCGGGCAATGACCATGCAGGGCCCGCGCGTCAGCGTATCGGCAAGCGAGATCATCCGCCCGGACTGGGAGATCGAGCTCACGCTGACGCTGATCGACAACGAGCGGACGGCAAAAAGCGCCGCGCTGACGTTTGATGCCGTCGAAGAAGCGCTGAACTATGGTTCGTTCAAGGGGCTTGGCCAGTGGCGAAACGGGCAGAACGGCCGATTCACGTGGGAGCGCGTGGAATGAAAAGCGCCGCTCCGCGCTGCAACGAGGAACGGCCAGAGAGACAAAACAAAAAATGACGTGGTTATTGTATAACAGAAAGGGTGGAAAAGCAACCATGAAAGCCGAAGAAATGATCAAAGGAGGATTAAGCCATGCGTAGTCTCAAGCGCAGTATCGCTCGTGCGGCGATGAAGGCGGCGGGTATTACCCGCATAAACAAGCGGCAGGTCAGTATTGACCCACGAACGGGGCATCCCGTTAAGCTGCCCAGCTTCTTCGCGCAGAACTGACGTAAATACGCCTCCCTCTGAGCTTAGAACGGCGGCTGGCGGGATAGGGCGGGTATTCTGCTCAAGTGGGATGAGGAGCAGCCATCACGAAGAATAAGGTCGCCTGCCTGCTACCAGCCCGCCAGCCGCTCCTTTAAGGAGGAATTACAGTGGAAAGTCGCATGGAAGACCTGCGGTGTCTGTACGGGGAAACCGTTACCGTAGCGGATGCCGCAAGAATCATCGGCATGAGCCGAAATTCGATGTATGCACTGCTCAGACGCGGAAAGATATCAAGAGCCTGCGGCGGTAAGCGCATTGACGTTCGCAGTGTTGCCCGGTATATCGACGAACCGGCGGTCACAAACCATCGGGTTCGAGTGGAGAAAGGATCGGTGAAACGGGTATGAAAGCACTTGCGATTCTCGGGGTGCTCGTAAGCCTTTACACGGCGGTGCTCTGCCTGCCTACCGAAATGCTTGAGCTGGCGAAGTTCGTCGCAGGCGTTGCGCTGATGATCGGTGTGCCGTCTGTCGTGGATGGATTGCTGGATGAGCAGCAGGGATGAGCAGCAGGGATAAGCGGCCGGGAGAGCTGGTGTGTACGGCAAATGCGAAAGGACGCATTTTGTATATGAGCCAAGCGTACAGAATATGGTTTAAGAAAAAGGAGAAGAGATATGATTCGATTGAGCATCGAAGCGGAAACGCTGGATCTGTTTTTAAGGGACGCGGTTGAACTCAGCGCCTGCCTGAATGAAGCCTTTGCCCGAATGCCTGTTGCGGAGACCCCGAAGAAACCTGAAAGCCCGCAGGAAGCGAAGAAGCCGGTTGAAGCGCCCAAAGCACCCGACGCACCCAAAGCATCCGACGCACCCAAAGCACCCGACGCACCTAAAGCGCTTGACGTGCCGACCGCCGCCCCAGCACCGAAGACCGAAACGGGGTATAAGCCAGACGAGGTTCGCGCGGCGCTCCTGAAAATCGTTAAAACGCCGTCGCTGGGCAAGGCGAAGATGCTTGAAGTCGTCCGAGATTTTGGCGTGAACAAGTTCCAGGATATCCCCGAAGACCAATACCCGGAGGTCATGCGCCGGGTAAACGAGATGCTGGAGGGCGCAAATGCCACCTAAGAAACATTCAAACCTTGGCCCCTCAAGCGCGCATCGCTGGCTATTGTGCACGCCTTCGGTCATGCGCGAGGCTGACCTTCCCGACGAAACTTCCGTCAATGCCGAAGAAGGCACCTTGGCGCATGCGCTTGTCGAGGTCAAGCTGAATCGGATCATCGCCGGAAAGCGTAGAGGAATGGCTACCGCCGCTCAGAAGAAAGACCCGCTTTATAACAAGGTGATGGAAGATCACACAGATAGCTACTGTGACACAGTGGAAGAGCTGTTGGCAACCGCGCGGCGCGCTTGCCCGGACGCGATGCTCGCGTCTGAAATGAGCGTCAGCTATGACCGCTGGGTTCCCGGCGGGCACGGCACAACGGACACCGTGATTATCGCAGACGGTGAATGTTATGTGATCGACTTTAAGTATGGCCGGCACGTCGTCGAAGCGCTAGACAACCCGCAACTCAGACTGTACGCGCTCGGTGTGTATGAGGCGTTCAGCGCGCTGTACACGTTTAAGAACCTGCACCTGTACATCATCCAGCCACGAGCAGACGGTATCACGAGCGAGGATTTGACCGTAGACACGCTTTTGCGCTGGGCTGAGGAATATGTCAAGCCGCGCGCTGAGATGGCGCTAAAGGGCGCTGGCGAGGCCGTACCGGGCGAGAAACAGTGCCGGTATTGCAAGGCGCGCTTCCAGTGCCCGGAACGGATGCGGTACGCGACGGAGCTGATGCAGTATGAGTTCAAAGAACCCGAATTGCTGACCGATGCGCAGCTCGCGGACATCTACCCGAAAGCGGAGCGCCTGACAAACTGGGTTAATGACGTGAAAGACTTTATGACGCGCAGAGCGATCAGCGGGTATGAATACCCCGGTATGAAGCTGGTGCGCGGACGGTCGATTCGGAAGATCGCGGACGAAACAAAGGCAGAAGCGCTGCTGGAAGAGGATTATGGTACTTCGATCTATAGGCTGAAAAGCTTGACTGATCTTGAAGACATCGTGGGCAAAAAACAGCTCGCGGAACGGCTGGGCGATCTGATCGTCAAGCCGGAAGGAAAGCTCACGCTGGTTATGGCCGATGATAAGCGGCAAGCCGTAAGCGTAGCAGAAACAATGTTCAACGACTAAGGAGGAAAACTATCATGGCTACCAAGTTCAACACCGGCAAAGTTCGGTTCTCGTACCCCAATGTTTTTAAGCCGCGCGCTTCCGCAGAAGGCGCGGAGCCTAAGTATTCGATGACCGCGCTTCTCCCGAAGAGCGACAAAGCGACGCTCGACAAGCTGTCTGCGGCCTGCAAGGAAATCTACGAAGAGAACAAGGGCAAGGGTCAGGCGTTCTACAACCTGAACTATGACGAGGTGCAGAAACCATTCCATGACGGCGACGGGCGCAAGCCGAAGGGCGGCGCTTATGGCGACGAGTGCAAGGGCTGCATTGTGCTGAATATGTCCAGCAAGAACAAGCCGATTGTCGTGGACGGTCAGCGAAACCCCGTAACCGACGAGCTGTCCGTTTATCCGGGCTGCTATGGCCGTGTAAACGTCGGCCTGTATGCCTATAATGTCTCCGGCAATAAGGGCATTGCCTGCGGGCTTAATGGTGTTCAGACCTTCGGCTATGGCCAGGCGATTGGCGGCGGCTGCTCGGCCGGCGACTTTGATGACGGTTTCTCCGATGACGCGGCAGACGAAGAGTTTGAGCTGTAATTGAGCATAAGCGGGACTGCACATCCCGCCGCTCTATGCCTGAGAAATGAGTGGAGTGGAATGACCCGTTGTCTCTCAATCGACCTTGAAACCTATAGTGAGGTCGATATCGGCAAATGCGGTGTTGACAGATACGCGGAGGACAGATCTTTTGAGAACCTGTTGATCGGGTATGCATTTGACGATGACCCCGTGGAAGTCATTGACTTGACAGACCCGGTAACTGATATCGCTCAGGTTAAGCGGCAGTTCACGGAATGGCTGCTCGACGCGACGATCAAAAAGACGGCGTGGAATGCCGCTTTTGAGATGACCTGTTTTACACACTGGCTAGGTCAAGAGATGATCCCGGAACAGTGGTCGGATACGATGATTACGGCGGCGACTTGCGGACTTCCGATGTCGCTGGGCGGTGCAGGAAAAGCGCTGGACTTACCGCAGGACGCACAAAAGGACAGGCGCGGTAAAGAGCTTATCCGGTACTTCTGCGTACCGTGTAAGCCTACGCAGTCTAATGGCGGCAGAACGCGGAACATGCCCGGCGATGCGCCAGATAAATGGGTTACGTTTATCGAGTACAATCGGCAGGACGTTGTGACAGAGCGCGCAATCCGCAAAAGACTTGAAGCCTATGAGCCGGATGCCGACGAGCATGAGGCGTGGTGTCTGGATTACCGAATCAACCGACGCGGCGTACTCTGTGACAGACCGCTGGCCGAGGCGTCGATCTCGATTGCCGAAGAACATTCAAAGCTGCTGACAGCCAAAATGAAAGCGCTGACGGGGCTTGCGAACCCGAACAGCATGGTGCAGTTAAAGTCATGGTTCGGCGTGACCGGCTCTCTTGACAAAGAAGTTGTCAAAGAGATGCTGTCAACCGAAACGGGTGACAGACTGGAAGTACTGAAAATCCGTAAAGAGCTGGGCAAAAGCTCGGTAGCTAAGTATGACGCGATGGAGCGGTACATGTGCAAGGATAACCGCTGCCGGGGGCTGTTTCAATTTTACGGCGCAGGACGCACGGGGCGCTTTGCCGGACGCGGCGTACAGTTACAGAACCTTACGAAAAACCACTTTGAAGACCTTGACACGGCGCGAAACGCGGTGTTGACGGGCGATAGAGACGTGGTAGAAGCTATGTATGGCGACGTAACGGACACGCTGTCTCAGCTCGTCAGGACGGCGTTTATCGCCAAACCCGGACACGTATTCGCTGTTGCGGACTTCTCCGCAATCGAGGCGCGAGTGTCCGCATGGCTGGCCGGTGAAGACTGGGTGGTTGAATCCTTCAAGCAGGGCAAGGACATTTACTGTGAGACGGCGAGCCAGATGTTTGGCGTACCCGTCGGAAAGCATGGTCCGAACGCCGAGCTGAGACAGAAGGGCAAAATCGCCGTTCTCGCGCTCGGCTATGGCGGCACCGAAGGGGCAATGTTGAAAATGGGTGCTTTGAAGATGGGCTTGAAGGAAGCTGAACTTCCGCAAATCGTGAAATCGTGGCGCGAAGCTAATCCGCATATCGTGAACTACTGGTATAAGCTCGAAGAAGTTGTCCGGGATTCAGTAGTCAATCGGGAACAAGGCTTTCTGCCGTATGGGCTAGAGGTGTTCAGAACCGGGCGGCTACTGCATATTCGGCTACCGTCCGGGCGGTGCATCCGTTATTACAAGCCGTGCATGACGACGAACCGCTTTGGTAAAGAGTCGGTCGGGTACAGTTCCTTTGATAAGCGCACCGAGCAACTCACGGAAACGTGGGGCGGCAAGCTGTTTGAGAACGTGGTTCAGGCCGTGGCTAGAGACTGTCTCATCGTTTCAATGCTGCGCGTGGCGGAGAAATACCCGGATATCGTGATGCACATCCACGATGAAATGGTCGTAGAAGTTCCCGAGAACGCGGCTGAGGAAGCCTTGCAATATATGTACGCCTGCATGTCGGAGCCAATTGAATGGGCGCCGGGGCTTCCGCTCAAGGGCGCAGGCTACATTACGCCATATTACATGAAGGACTAAAAGGAGGGGGCAACCGGATTGGAAGTTTACCTGAACAGCATTACGGGCATGGATGACGCGATGACGGCGCTACTGATGAGTAAGCGCCATTGGGATTCCGGGCGGCAGATGCACAATACATTCCTCGTTCAGCGGTACACCAATGGCCGAGGCAAGCGCGTATCCATCAAAGACCCGGAGCACTGCTTGTCTTCCATCGTGCAATTTGATGAGGAAATGGAAAGAGTGCTGCGAATCGGCAAAAAGCACATTACGCTGTTGAAGTTTATCGACATCAGCGTAACCGTTGACGGCCTGCATCGAGCGGGGCAGGATGACTGGGATAGCCACGCAAAACGGTTTGACAATCGCATCATTCGCGAGAGTACGCGCCTAGCGGATTTCGATGAAAGCGAAATGAGCGACTACTACAAAGGGAAAATCCTGACCACCGAACAGGTATTCAGGATGCTCGGGCTTGAGATCCCGCAAAAAGCGAGTTTCGACGGCGTTGATTATGTACGCTCGCCGGGTGGTTATGTGCGGGAAGATATGGCCGGGAATCGGGATGTAAAGCGCGGGCTGTATCGGGAATGCATTCCCTCAAGGTTCATCTTTAAGTGCAATCTTGCGGAATTTGCGCACGTTTATAAAATGCGCAGAGACGGGAGCGGCGCGAACCCCGAAGTGGTTGAGCTGTGTGAAACGATTGCCGATCTGCTTGAGGAATACCAGCCGCAAATCACGCGCCAGTTTTTGCTTGAAGTTGAGAACTGATATGGAGGCGTTAATGATGAAGATTAGCGAGCTTAAACGCTGTCCCTTCTGCGGGGGCAAGGCTGTTGTCGGATCGACTGCCGCTGGCCTTAAATACATCACATGCGGCGAAATCTTTTGCAAAGCCCGGCCATGTACGGTTCACTGTAAGCTCTTACAGAGCGCTGCGGAAATCTGGAACACTCGGTGGCCGTCGGAGGAATCGGACAATGCCAAAGACTGAGCTGGAAAGTAAGACGGAAGCCTACCTTCGAACCGAGGTTCAGAAACGCGGAGGACTGTACTACAAATTCACGTCCCCGGGAAATGTCGGTGTACCCGACAGAATCATCGTGTACGACGGCAAAACACTCTTTGTTGAGCTGAAACAGGAACACGGCACGCTGAGTAAACTTCAAGAGATTCAGATCGCGCGCTTGAAAAAAGCGGGCGCAACGGTTCGCGTTGCTTACGGGCGAGAAGGAGCGCGAAGGGTACTCAATGAGGTATTTGCTACGTATGTCGAAAGAAGCCGAAGCAATAAAGAGGGCTTTGGTATTGAAGAATGGACAGAAGAAAAAAGGAACTGGGGGGATCGTGGATGACACGCGAGGACAAGATTAAGGCGCTTAATGCGTATTGCGAAACGCAAAACAAGTGTGCCGCATGCCCTCTCGACAGCCTTTGCTGTGGCTTGTCCCTGGGAGAAGTCTTTGTATCGGCATCAGATGAAGACGTAAACCGTGCATATGACCTGATTTCAAAAGATGAGCCGGAAAGAAGCGCTGTTGACCATCCGAAACACTATAACGTGGGCGGTATCGAGGTCATTGACGCCATCGAGGCGTGGAAACTGGGCTTTAATCTCGGTAACGTGGTAAAGTACGTCGCGAGGGCAGACTATAAAAGTAAACCGCTGGAAGACCTCAAGAAAGCCAAGTGGTATTTGGAACGTGAGATTGAACGGCGGTCGAAGAGGTGACGAAACTTGCGGTATAAGCCCCACGATTATCAGCAATTCTGCATCGAGGCGATCAAGCAAACGCCGCAGATAGCGCTTTTTCTAGAAATGGGCTTGGGCAAAACTTCCGTCACATTGACTGCGATCTCGGATATGATCGGCTTTGATATATCAAAGGTGCTGGTGATTGCCCCATTAAGGGTAGCACAAACGGTATGGGATACGGAAGCGGAGAAGTGGGATCACACTCAATTCCTCCGATTCTCTAAAATCCTCGGCACGGCTAAGCAGCGCAGGGATGCGCTGCTGGCTGATGCGGACGTATACGTTATCAACCGAGAAAACATACCTTGGCTAGTGACAGAGTGCGGGAGGCGGTGGCCTTTTGATATGGTCGTGATCGACGAGCTATCCAGCTTCAAAAGCCGGTCCGCAGAACGTTTTAAGGCGCTGAAAAAAGTTCGGCCTTGCATTGAGCGCATTGTAGGCTTAACGGGAACGCCGGCACCTAATGGTCTGCTTGACCTGTGGCCGCAGATGTACCTGATGGATCAGGGGAACGCCTTGGGAAAGACCTTATCTGTCTACCGCGACACGTATTTTAAGCCGGGAAAGCGTAACGGGAACGTGATTTTTGAATGGAAACTGCTTCCCGGAGCGGAAGACGCGATTTATAAGCGGCTTGCTGGTCTGGTTGTCAGCATGAAAACCAGAGACTACCTAAAAATGCCGGAACGAATCGACAACGTGATTAGCGTAGAGCTTCCGCCAGATGCAAAAAACGCATATCGGCAAATGGAACGCGAAATGGTACTGCCGCTCAAAGACACTGAGATTACAGCATTTAACGCGGCATCCGTGTGTAACAAGCTCTTACAGCTTTCTGGCGGCTCTGTGTACGACGAGAACGGCGTTTACCATGAAATCCACCGCGAGAAATTGGACGCGCTACACGACGTTATAGAGGCCGCTAACGGCAACCCTGTACTGTGCTATTACGGTTTCCGGCATGAAGCCGCGCGAATTATGCAAGAGTTCCCGCAAGCTCGGATGATAGGCAAAGGCGAAAATGACGTGAGAGACTGGAACGCCGGAAAGATACCCCTGCTCCTGTGTCACCCGGACAGTGCCGGCCACGGCCTGAACCTTCAAACGGGCGGGCACATCCTTGTCTGGTACGGTTTAACGTGGTCGCTGGAAAAATACCAGCAAGCCAATGCCAGATTGCACCGGCAGGGTCAAAAAAACGCGGTAGTCATTCACCACATCGTGGCTAAAGGCACGGTAGACGAGCGTGTTATGCGGATTTTAGCTCAGAAGGACTTGCGACAAGATGCGCTGATGGAAGCGGTAAAAGCCATACTTAGGGAGGATAGCAATGAGAGATGACAGGCGACACATCATTTTACGCATTGATGACGGAATCCCCGATCACTTAGCGCTCTACTATGCGCTTCGGATGGTCTGCTTGGGGAAAAAGTACGGGCAGGAAAAGAACATGTACAGTCGAGTGACCAAGTGGGAAGGTCAGAACATCGCGGTACACACGCAGACTTCCCGGAACAAGGGTTCGCTGCGCATTGTTGTTAAGCTACTACAGAGACCCGCAAGGGCTAAGAAGGTAAAACCGAATGAGACCGACGAACAGCAGGAAGATTAAACCTGAGTTTATCATCGCCGCGAAACGACGGCGTGGCGAAAAACCGCTGCTGTTCGCCGTTCACGGCGATAACGCCTTTGACGCTATGGACAGGTTCAAGCGTATCTATACAACGACTTACCCGTTCATGGAGTGCCGGGGCATGCGAGAACCGAAGGGAGCCGGGAAATGCAAACGCTGACGATTAGTGAAGGGTTGAGCAAAAACGCTACGTCCTGGAGGCCCGTACACCTGACATGGCATGAGCTTTGCGAGCGGCTGTCCCATACGCGCATGACAAACGAAACCGAGGCCGAGTACGCGGCCATGGATCGCGAATCAAAAGGCCGCATTAAAGACGTTGGCGGATTTGTCGGCGGCGAGTTCAAAGACGGAATCCGTCGGGGGTCGAATCTTTTGTCCCGTCAGATTCTCTCTTTGGACATCGACTATGGCAAGCCCGACACTTGGGACGTTGTAGACGGGTTGTGTGACCTTTACGACTGGACATGCCTGATGCACACTACGCACAGTCATACGCGGGAGAAGCCGCGTTACAGGCTGTATATGCCGCTGTCACGTGACGTGGACAAAATCGAGTACGAGGCCGTAGGCCGAATGGTCGCATCGCTGATCGACATTGAGCTGTTCGACGACACGACATATCAGGCATCACGCCTGATGTTCTGGCCGAGCACTTGCCGGGACGGTGAGTTTATTGTCAAACAGCGTGAAGGGGATTTCGTCGATGTCGATGAAGTGCTGGGCATGTATGCCGATTATAAAAATCGTGCTTCATGGCCTATATCTTCGCGCACGACGCGCACACAAGCACACGAGATCAAGGACAAGCAGCAAGACCCGCGCAGTAAGAATGGCATTGTTGGCGCGTTCTGCTCGGTCTACGACGTGCATCAGGCGATTTCGAAGTTCCTGGGAAAAGTGTATTCGCCATGTGAGGGCATGCCGAACCGATATACGTTCATCGGCGCGTCTACCACGGCGGGATTGGTAGTCTATGATGACGGGCTATTTGCGTATTCTCACCATGAGAGCGATCCTTGTCACGGGCGAACGTGCAACGCCTTTGACCTTGTACGCCTCCACCTTTACCCGGACAGCGATGAAGGACGATCATTTGAAAAAATGAAAAGTCTAATCTCGTCCGACAGCGAAGTGCGGCACAAGCTGGAAGACATGATCCAGATCAACGCCAGCCGTGATTTCGCTGACGGCGGGGATGCTGACATTCTTCGACGCGACGATCGCGATTACACGGAATCCGGCAATGCTATTAGGCTAAAGGATTCAAACTTTAACGTCATGCGCTATAGTGGCGCGCTGGACTGGTGCGTATGGGATGGCGCTGTTTGGCAACAGTACGCCAAGACAGATGCAATCATGCTGGTCATGTGCATGAACGACCGCATGAAGGACGAGGCTGACCGCAAATTTCAGCTCTCGCCTAAGCCCGAAAAAGGCTGCAAGCGTGACGATTGGCCGGAGGATTACAAGGACGCTGTGGCGGCGGTCAAGTGGGCTACTGCAAGCCGATCTTATAACGTCATGGCACATACGCTTCAAGCTGCTCAGTCTTTGATGAGTGTGCGTGACGCGGATGAATTTGACAACGATCCGTGGCTGCTGAATACGCCTGACAGCGTTATAGACCTCCGTACAGGCGAGGAAAAGCCGCATAGGGCTGAATATATGTGCACGATGATGACACGGTTATCGCCCGATTTCACGGCTCAAAGGCCGCTATGGGACAAGTTCATGCGTCAAGTGACCGGTGATGACGCAGACTTTGCCGAATACATTCAGACGGTAGCCGGGATGGCGCTGGTAGGCAAGGTGTACGAGGAAGGCTTGCTGCTGGTGTACGGCAATGGCGGAAACGGTAAGTCTACGCTATTCTCCGTTTGGCATACGCTCTTAGGCGGTTATGCGGCAACGGTTCGAAATGAGGTGCTGACGGGCAGCCGGAACGGAAGCGAGGTTGCCGGTCAGAACTTACTCCGTGGCAAGCGCCTTGTGCTGACAAGTGAGCTTGAAGCGAACCAAGCCATGCAGTCATCTATGCTCAAGCGGCTAACCTCTCAAGACCCGATCAGCGCAAACGTTAAATTCCACGAGCCAATTACGTTTACGCCGAGTCATACGCTAATCCTGCATACAAACCATCTGCCGCGCCTTAAAAGCGTTGATGGCGGTACCGCACGGCGTATCGCGGTAGCCCCGTTTAATATGAGTTTGAAGCCCGAAGAAAAGATCATGGACTTCGCGGGCATACTGGTGGAAAAGGAAGGACCCGCCATCCTCGCATGGATGATCGAGGGCGCGATGAAGTTCTACGCGCAGCACATGAAGCTCAAAAAGCCGAAGGTCGTATTGGAAGCGACAAAGGAGTATTTGGACAACGAAGACGTGATCACGCGATTTGTAAACGAGTGCTGTTCGCTGGATAACGCTGATGCACGAACGCCGACCGGACTTGTTTTTCAGACGTTCACGCGCTGGATGCAGGAATCCGGCATGAAGTGGTATGGCGGTGACCGGGAATTTAAGAAAAAAATGCAGGAAAAGGGCTTTGAATATTGTCGGGAAAAGAAGGGCGTTATGCTCAAGGGCGTAGAGGTTATTGACCCGACGTTTGAAAGCGAAAACTTGTAATTTTGAGGATTAAGCATGAATAGCAGTTTATTTTCAAGCGCAACCGTCGAGTGGGCAACGCCGCAGGCTCTTTTTGACGAGCTGGACGCGGAGTTCCATTTCGATCTTGATCCATGCTGCACACACGAGAACGCGAAATGCGCGGAGCACTTCACCAAGGCGGAGGATGGCCTCTCACAGAATTGGGGGGGCAAAAGGGTATTTTGCAATCCGCCGTATGGAAGGGAGCTTCCGAAATGGATCAAGAAAGCGCACGACGAGGCCGAGAAAGGCGCGCTGGTGGTGATGCTCATTCCCGCGAGAACGGACACTCGAGCCTTTCACGACTACATTTATCATCAGGCGGAAATTAGGTTTTTGAAAGGGCGGATCAAGTTTGGCAATGCGAAAGCGTCCGCGCCTTTTCCGTCGATGGTGGTTATTTTTAGAGGAGACACGAAATGAACGATTTGAACGAATTGCGCGATGAAATTTACGGTGACGCTGTGAAACATGGGCTGTGGGACGAGGACTGTCTTCTGAAAACGTTGGTGAATAGCGATGTTGTGAGGGATTCTGGGCTTTTGCAGATTTACAAAATTGTAAATACCGAGCAAGAGATTAGACGAGTTCATGCAACACTGCGCGTATTTGTGGAGAATCAGGAGCTTTTGGAATCTGTGCTCGAAGAAGAAGAAGATCACTTCCGCGAAGAACTGGCGGACGTTATCATCACGGCGCTGTCTGCCGCCGGGTATCTGGGCATCGACATTGACAAGGCGGTGCGGGCAAAGATGGAGATCAACCGAGGGAGAGAGTGGAGGCATGGGAAATGACGCTGGGCAGCCTGTTTGACGGAAGCGGCACTTGTCCGCTGGCGGCGGCGATGTGCGGGATTACGCCGGTATGGGCAAGCGAGATCGAGCCGTACCCCATCCGCGTAACACAGAAAAACTTCCCCGAAATGAAACATCTCGGCGACATCACAAAGATCAACGGCGCGGAGATCGAACCGGTGGATATCGTTACATTCGGCTCGCCGTGTTTCCCTGTAGGAACACTGGTTAATACGGCAGACGGTATGAAACCCATCGAGCACGTGAACGTCGGTGAGAAGGTGTTGTCGCACACGGGCGCGTATAGGCATGTGTTGGATTCCCGATATACGGGAACAAAATATCTTCTGAAGTTGAAAGCAATGGGAATTGACGAGATTAAAGCGACAGAGAATCACCGATTCCTTATCAGAAAGAAGATGCACATCTGGGACAGCGCTCAGAAGAAAAGCAAGCGGGTATTTGGAGAACCGCAATGGACGGAACTAAAAGACATATGCCGCGGCGATTACCTATGTATCCCGATTATTCAAACGCAGGAAAATCCGTTGGAATTATCATCGGAAGAGTGTTGGCTCATCGGCCGATATATCGCAGACGGGTATACTCGCAACGGACAGCGACCGGGCAGGCCAGAAGGCAGTACATTTAATACAGTAACATTCTGTATCGGAAAAGGAAAAGAGGAAACGTTTGAAAGACACCTGACCGCGCATAAAGCTGGGGTATTCCGTGACAAAACTGCCACGAAGTACAGTATCCACGACAACCGGCTGTGTCGCTTATGCGAAATGTGCGGCAAAGGCGCAGAAAACAAAGTCATCCCCGTGACGATACTGAACCTGCCGGCTGAGCTCTTGGTATATGTTATTGACGGGTACATGAGCGGTGACGGATGCTATTTACATGGACGATACAAGGCCGCCACGGTTAGCCGTACACTCGCATACTCTCTTGGCGCGGCTGTCGCCAAGGCATACCACGTTCCATATTGCGTGTATCGAGTTGACCTACCCGCAACGACAGTTATTGCAGGTCGGACTGTGAATCAGAAGCCTTTTTACCAAGTGACGTTTAAGCTGGATTCCCGCAAACAAGATAAGGCGTTCTACGAAAACGGTTGTATCTGGGCACCTATTAACAGCGTGTCTGAAACGGGAGAAAAGAAAGCCGTTTACGACCTGACTGTTGCGGAAGACCATTCATTTTGTGTGCTGAATGTTGCGGTTCATAACTGTCAGGATTTGAGCGTCGCCGGAACGCAAAAAGGGCTGATCGAAGGCAAACGAAGCAATCTGTTCTTTGAAGCCATCCGTATTATAAAAGAAATGAGGAATGCTACACATGGAAAATACCCAAGATACGCCGTCTGGGAAAACGTGCCGGGCGCGCTATCAAGCAATCAGAGACGAGACTTCCTCGCCGTCCTGCGTGCGTTCGTCGAAGCCGCCGGTGGCGACGGAGATAATGTTCCTGAACCTGCGAAAAAAGGCAGAACAGACCGACTTGCTTGGCGAAACGCCGGCTACATCGTGGGAGGGGGCTATTCGATTGCCTGGCGAGTGCTGGATGCCCAATACTGGGGAGTCCCCCAAAGACGCCGCCGAATCTTCCTTGTCTGCGATTTTGCAGGAGAGCGCGCCGGAGAAATACTTTTTAAGCGCGAGGGCTTGCGAGGGAATTTTGCGCAGAGCCGAGAAGCGGGGAAAGAAGCTGCCGCTGATGCTGTGGGAAGCACTGGTGGAGACTGTAGAGCGTTCCATCTGCAGCAAGACCCCATCTCCGGGCGAGTAAGCCCGTGTATCGGGGCGCAGCATCAGGCGACGGTCGGCGTGGTCTATGACATTACGGGCGAAAATAGCAACAGTATGAAAAGCCGAACGCCGGATAGCTGTTTCCGAAAGCGCAATGTGGCGCGGACGCTCGACACGTTCAGCGGTTCGCCGGAGTGCAATCAAGGCGGGAACGTGGTAGCTTACTCAGTAGATTGTCGAAACATGCGGTTGGCCGAAGAAATCAGCGGGACGTTACAATCCAAAGAAAACGGCGGGTATAGCCTGAACTACCAGAATCCCGTCGTTTATGACGCGCGAGGCAACGGCGACGGACAAATTGTGCCGACGCTGACCGGCGACCACGAGAACCGTATTACAGACTACACGGCA